AAAAAAATATATTAATTAAATATATAAATTCCAAATGTCAATAGTTTGTAAAAAGCGAATTATAAGCTTTTATCAAAAAATAGCTTTTTGATTATCAATATAATTAATTAAGCAAAATATAATATTTTTTATAATAAAAACTTAATTTAAGATATTTTTAATTAGTTTGAAACAACAATATAACCAAAAAAATCATAATTTTTTAAAAAATGTGTGATCACTATAAAATTTTTACTTATAAATTTCACAAAAAATCATCAGTCTAAAATCTACAAACTTATAGTTAAGTTTTACTAGGTAAGCAATTTTCTAACGCGAAAAATTTTATATAAAGATATTTAAAAAATAATGTTAAACAATAATAAAAATTTATGATTGTTTATAAGTAGTGGCGGACAGAGAGGGATTTGAAAAATCAATTTTTATTACATAATAAACGCTATTTTAAAAATAATAGTCAGCTAAAAGAACAGCTAAAAAATATTACTTAAAAATTATACACTGTTATTTAATAAGCTCCCATCATTGCTCATTATAGTTCCTGCTTCTAGCCCTAGATCGTATTCTACATCTCTGTCAAAGAAGCGTCGGACAAAAAATCCTTCCTCCTCCAATGCATCAAGGTTCTCACTGACGCCTACTATATGCTTTTCATCGTCTGTTGCATTAGACAAAGGCATATCCTCATCTTTATAAGCGTTTGGTTGCCTAAATGGAGCAATAAGGTTCTTTACAGCATTTATTGTACTTAGAGTGTCGCCAACAAAATTTAGCCCCTTTGTAATGTATAAAAAAGAATTATTTAATGATTTTAAAGAATTAACGGGAGAAGCAAAGCTGGCGACTGAAACATTTTGATAAAGAGATGTTGTTTGACTTAGCGCCTGAGAATTAGCTACACTGTAATTTGGCAAAATAGAAGCATTTGCATTTGCGGTAGCTGGGGTTGTAAATGTAGAAATACTACCACCAAAAGACATAACTGCTCCAGCAGCACTAATTTTGAGCCCAATCGCTCTAAGTGTTGTACTCCCTGCTATATTTCCAAAGGTGGTTATTACCCCACCAATGCCAGCCACTACTCCACCAATAGCCCCAATGCCAGCAAGTGACGTTAATGCAGTGCCTGCTTTTAGCGCTGCGCCCAATGCTGCACCAGCATACCCCAATACCCAAACACTACCAACAGTAATAAAAGAGTTTATCGCCCCCTTAAGTGTTACCCCTACACCATACCATTTTCTTTTTTTCTTTTTCTTTTCCTCGTACCCAGAAAAGATTGAAGGCATTCTTTCAATAAATTTTTTTGCACCACAAACAGGCATGTTATTGTTGCTAAAAAAAGCAAATGTAACGCTTTGCCACTCCCCTCTATTTGGTGAATAATGCATAATGGCATACCCATCTGCTGTAAATTCTGCCCAATTACTCCCAGAAAGTCTTTTTACATGTATTATATTCCTACGATATGATTGGGCTGTATTATATCTATCATTATAATTTTTAATAATTGTATTACCATCTCTAGCCTCACTTAAGACGCAATATATGTTACCCCATCCTTCAATGTATGTGTCAATTCGTCTCCCATCATTCGCTATTACTCCGCTAACGCCTGGGTCTCTAACTTCTCGCCAGCTATATTTAGAAAAAAATTTTTTAACCGCCCTAGTTGCCGCTTGCGTTTCTGAAATAAGGTTGTTTATGGCTTGCCCTACATAATCACCAGTAGGAGAAAAATCGTGTTGTTTAGGCATTTGGCGTTATGGCATCTATGGAGTTAAGCATTTTTGTAATCATGTCAGCTGGCGGATTTAACGCCCCAGCGGTATACCCAAACACAGAGTCTTTTAAGAGTGTTGCTTTTTGTATCCGTAGTCTTTCATCAAAAGACTTTGTTTCTCTTTCGATCGCAACTTTTCTTGCCTCTTCGCTCAAAGCTTGTTTTTCTATCAGCTTTGCCCTTTCCTCATTAAATTTTGCCTCTTTTTGTGCAAGTTCTAATTTCATTTTAGCAAGTGCTAGTTCTTCGGCTTTGATTGGTAGTTCCGCTTGAGCTAAGGCTTTTTGTGCTTCAATAAGTGCAGTATTTGCCGCTATTTGAGCCAATTCCGCTTCTAGCCTATCACTCTCCATCATCAACCTTACCGCTATGTCCTGGCTAGACAAGGTTATGCTTTGCGTAGCTTGGCTTAAAGTTGCCGTAATTGTATCAACCCTTTTGCTATCATTTAAAGCAAATTTTTCATAATATTCGTCAAGCTTTTTTATTAACCTATCATAAGGAGAATTTTCAGCCATTGTATCACTTAATACTTTTTTGTAAATTTCACTATATTTTTCTATGTCTAAACTCATTTTTTAATCCTTATATTTTTCTTGCTCTATTGATCCAGCCTCTTTCATAGACATGATATTCTGGTCTTGCCTTTACTAGATTTCTATAATAAGCAATCTCTGCCCTATCAAAATCAACATCAAAGGCTTGTTCATTATAGTTGTTTAACGCTTCAAGGGTCTGGGCACCCATAATGCCGTCCACTACCACACCTAAAAGCCTTTGTAAAACCCTAACCGCTGGTGCTGTATCTACGTTTACACCAAAAACAAAAAGTTCACACGCTTTTAATTCACTATCTACTTCATCAAGCCTCATTTTGTCCCAAAATTCTTTTTTATAAAATATTTTTACTTTTTCGATTAATGCGTCATCATTATATAGGGCGACGCTAGCCTTTTTAAGATCGCCGTATGCGTTGATAGCTGCCCGCACTTGCTGCCAGCCTTGCCAGTTTGGGTGTGCCACTTCATAAATCCCCATAAAAGTTAGTCCATTTTCATTTTTGTTTTTATGTAGTGCGTTTTCGGAGTTATTAAACTCTAGGCTCATTAATGTATAAAAAGCATTTGTAAAATTTTGCATTTTTTAATCCTTCAAAAGTTTAAATCTCTTGGTGGCTTTTGTGAAAAATCATCATAACCGCCACCGCCAAAGCTCTCTATTTTTTTATAGATCGCCTTATCAACCACTGCACATATCCACGCTGTGCCACGCCAAGCAAAAAAGCCACCGACTGCAAGACTAAAGCGATCGTTGTTATTTGTAAAAAATGATGTTATTTCAAAGAATATCCAGCAAATAAATCCTGAGCTAATAGTGCCAACTATAAAATTTACTATTTTACGCCCTCTTTTTATGGCTTGTTCTTTGTTGTTTATAGACCCTAACGCTCCACCTAAAAAGCCGACAACTACAACCCAAAAATAAATACCTACTTTGTTTATAAGATCGTCCATTATCCGCCTCTTTTTTAAAATTTATAAGTAAAGATGTACATTATTAGGACGGATAGGATTATTTCAATTACAACCATTTTATTAAACCAAAATTTCTTAGTTCTTTTTATGATCGCTTCCATTTATGCACCCTTATGCTTTTATTGTTTGTCTCTTTTTGCTTCATACTTTTTAATATCCTCTAGCTGTCCTATACACTTCTCATAACCACTATAAACATCTATTAGCAGCACGCCAGCATCGCTTTGGTTTGTTACGTTTCTGTCAGCAATGATAGGAGCTTGTAGTAAGTAGCTTGGTATCTTGTCATACTTATTTAGAGCTACTTGTTTGCTTTCGCAACCCATCAAGCACATAAGAGACACTAAGGTTAAGAGCGTTAGACATATCCTTTTTATCCTCATTTAGTACCCTTTCTTTGACTTTATTTGATTTTTGTTCTATGGCTTGTCTTTGCTTACTAGCTTTTTCTATAACATCAAGCTTAAGAGATATGAGCCTATCTTGCTCATTTATCTCATCTTTTAGCCTAAGGTTCATCTTATCGCTAGCACTTAATCTCTCTTTGGTAACGCTTAGCTCATTGTCTAAGTTTTGATACCTATACCCAAGAAATAGGGTAGTTAGTAGCAAGAAGCCACTAAGATATAAACTAGGGCTTAGCATTATTACTCCCTCGCACCCTTTTAAACGGATTTATCGCCCACACGCTTTTAAGCACCTTTTTATCATCTGCTTCAAGATATGTGCTTTTATTCTCTTCATCCATCCCACAAATATCCATAAGCTTCCACCCAAGATATATGCGGCAATACCATTTTGATTTACCGTATCTAATCTCACGGTAATAACCAAAGCGCTCGCGTCCATCTTTCATCTTGCAAGTCACTAGGCACTGAGTGCTTTTTGCTCCTTTGTTCTCTGTAGCTAGGGTATCGCCTAAACTTTTTACACTGCTTGCATCTATATCTTTAACTTTGACACCTAGATACTTCGCGCTAAAGTTTCCTATCCTATTACGATAGAGCCAACAAAGCCTTGCCCAGTAGGTTCTGTTCTTGCCGTTTGGGAAGTGCTCGTTCTTCCAGCCGTCGTCTCCATTTATCCCATAGTCGTTCTCATCAAACCACGCCGCCCATTTAGGCAAATTCTCACTTTTCTCATCGCAGGCTAGCAGAGCGATAGGCACTACGATAAAATGCAGTATCTCGACGGGTAGCTCGATGGCTACGTTTTTAAGAATTTGTAGTTTTTGTTTCAGTTTTAGTCTCATCTTTTACCTCTGCCTTATACTTAGGACACTTAGGACAACCCTCCCAAGTGCAACTCCCATCTTTAAGCTTACTAGCACACACTTCACATCTTTTTATTCTTACTCTCATTTTCTTAGCTCCTCTCTTTGCACTATTAGCTCTTTTAACTCCGCCCTTAAGCTTTCAAGTACGGCATTATTACCGATTATAAGGGCGTGGCGTATATGGTTTTCACACTCGGCGATCTCGGATTCAATTTGGGCTAGTTCTTGATCTTGCTCGTCGATCTTTGGCTCTTTGTTTAGTCTTTTTTCTTGTCCTAGCTTGGTTATTGTTACGGCATTGTTGTCATCGTCGTAGTAAATTTCGCCGCGCTCGTCTTTGATTTGCTCCCACTTGCCATTAGAAAAAATATTTACAAAGCCAGCTCTTGGCTCAAGTGGTGCGATTTGCGTAGCGTTTGGCGGCATTAGGTAGATCGTTTCACCTTTGCTGCTTGCGATTGGGTCTATTTGTGCCTCTGCCTCGTATAGATACTCATTTGTTTGTGTGTCATATATATAAATTTTCATAAATTGCTCCTAATATTTGATTAACACAACTACCGACATATTTAAAGGGCGGTTTTCATTTGCTGTTGGGACTACAAGAGATGCGTCAAACTCTAGAATTCCGACACCTAGATATGGTGTAGAGCTTGCGGCCGTTCTATTGACATATGAAGTTTGCTTGAATGCCCCACTGAGTTGTGACGAAGTTTCCCCTATGTTGTGTGTCATTTTTGCTGTTATATTCCTTATGGCATCTTGTTGCACCGTACCCAGCGCTGCCGCCTTACCACCTATGCCACGCATAAACTTACCATCGCTAAAGTTTGGCAGTAAGAATTTATCGCCACTTCGTCCGTATGTGTAGCCTATCACTGCAAAAAGTGCGGCGTATGCTGTTTTGTCAAGTGCCGATCCGTCGCAGCGTAAAAAGCCATCTGGAGTATTTGTGTTTGAGCTATACAAAAGATAGCTTCCAACTGGTATAGCCTTTTGTAGCTCGGTTTTTAGAGCAAATTTACCGTCGCTCTCCGCTTTGGTGTATGCGTTGATTTTTTTTAAAAGTGTGGCTTCTAAAGAAGTTACTGAAGGTACATCAGTTTTATTAGCTTTATTACTTAAATCATTTGTTACCTTAGTTGCAAAAGTATTGTAAGTCGCTGCATCAACCTTTTGTGCCAATGCTCCTGATACACTTGAAGCGAAGTTGTTTAAATTACTCTGAGTAGTATTAATCTTATCGTCAAGAGTGGTTATAGCCTGCTTTTGATTATTCATAACAGTTGTTAAACTATCCGTCTTACTCTTTATATCTGCCGCAAGAGTGGTCTTGGTATTGCTTACCAAATCCTCTACCTTTTTGCTTGAGTATGTTGTTGTTGTGCTTATAGTATTGTCGTTTATTAGCCCAGTTGCGTTTATGTTTTCAAGTGATCTTTTTAGCTCCAGTAGTGTTGTTTTTAGAGCATCCAGCTCATCAAATTTAGCTTGTGAGTTTGCGATTGCATCAAGTGCCTCTCGCGTTCTTTGCTCCATTGGTTTAATAGTTTCTAGGATGGTTTTTGCCTCAGCCAAAAGCGCACTTGTGCTATTTATTTTTTCTACGTTACTCGATATAAAAGCAAAATTACTTAGTGCAGTATTATTCTTGCTATCAAAGTCTGCTTTTTTCTCGTCAAAATCTGCCTTGTCGTTTATAAAGGCGCTCATATTGATGTCAAAAATTTGTTTTTTCTCATCAAAGTCTGTTTTTTTCAGACTTAAATCAGAGCTTATTGCTTCAACTGCATTTTTAACATCTTGCAAAGTCGCTATTTGCTCTTTTGTTAAAGTATTCGCATCTTTTATTTCGTTTATATTTATTTGGCTTACTTCTGTTTCTAGCTCAGTTATTTGTTCTAATAAGAATTTTAATGCCTCTAGCGTTCTATTGCCAAGCTTTAACTCTTCAATTGTTACCATTTTTAGCCTTTATAGTTTCTTTAGCCTTTTTTAGTTTTTCAGTCAGTTCTGTAAAAAAACGCAAAAGATCTATTTTGCTTAAATCTCTTGCGTTTTTTAAAACTTTAAATAAATCATATTCGGTCATAGTCACTCATTTCATTTGCGTTGTAGTCAGCTATCGCTTCAAGTGCTAGTGTGCGGTAATAAGTGTCTTTATTTATTAAAAAGGCTACGTAGTTAATCACTGCATAACTTAAAGGCTCATCTATTTGCAAATGCTCTTTTGGATCACTAAAATTTGGTATATCTGGCACACAAATAAAAGTATCTTCTTTTAAATTTCTATATGGTGTCTCTTCACTACCCACTCGCCTAATAAGGACGTTAGGTACGCACTTATCGCAGCAAAAAAGCATAGCTTCTAAAAATAGTGAGCCAAGCATATCATCAGCAGGGAGCTTAACCCCTGCTGTCGTTTTAAAGCTCAAATGTTTTTTGGCTTCGGTTGCAAGCATTGTTATGCCTTTAAGCCAACGCCTATTGCGAATGCGTCCGCATTTCTTACTTCGATACAACTTTCTGTGTAGTATCTCTTTTGGATAGCAGTTTTTGAAGTAGTCACGTCTTTTAGTTCAGTTGGCACGAGTAGTCCATTTTTCATGTAGTCAAAGTCGCCTGCAATGATACAATCACCTAGTCCGTATTTAGGGCTTAAGAAGCGATGAAGTCTAAAATTTACCCTACCAAAGTCAGTGTCTAAGCTAACAACGCTTGAATTAATATTTTTCTCGTTGCCAAATTGACGAGTTGCTATTTTGTTAATAGCTGGCTTTAGATCAGCACCAATGAATACATCTTTTGGAGTTGTGCCTGCGTCCCAAATATTTTGAAGCAGTTGAGACAAGATAGTTTCAGTTAGTGCCGCTGGATCACCTTTCCAGTCGCCTGAGCTATCAAATGCTACAACATTGCCACGTTTACCACTTGCAAAGGCACCTGCCCCTTTAGCTAAGAAATAAAACAAGCCTGCCATTTCACCAGCTGTTGCGTCAGTTCTAACGCTCGGCGCTTTAAACACGCTCTTTTTAGCATCAGCATCACGGCCTAGCCCAAAAATAGCATATTCCATATCTAGCTTATGCTCTTTTGCTCTTTTAGCTGTTTCGCGCTCTAGCTCTTTGCCACCATAAGTTGCCACTGCTTGCATACTTCTTGAAACACTAACGTTTGAAGTGAAAATTTGCACTGCGTTTGAAGTCTTTTGCACGCTTGATTTAATCTGATCGTCAAAGTCTGATATTTCAAGTTGTGCGTTTTTCTTTGGGGCAGCTAAGCTGTCAGTTAGCCAAGAGTGCTCTATACCTTTAACACTTGAAGTGCCAATAAGTTTTAGTATAGGCGTCTCGTCAGCACCTATTAAAATTATATTTTCATATACCGAAGGCTTTAGCCCTTCTCTTTTTGTTGCCGGGGCTTGAAACCCAGTAGTTGTTATTGCCATTTTTGCTCCTTTTATGCAATTTAATGGCAATTTATCATTTGTGGCTGTGCCAAATCTACCCAATTTTGGCAAAGTTAGAATATTTTTTGTTTTTGATTTTAAAAAGAGAGTAAGCCCTAAAAGATAGGGCTTTTAATTATTCTTAGAGTTTTTAGTGGATATATAGCTAGTTTTAATTGTTTGACTAATTTTATTTCTAGTTAGTCTATTTACTGCCTTAGCTTTTACGCCGTCGCTTATATCTTTGTTTAATAGCACTTTCTTAACTAAGCCCGCCTTATCCTCGCTTGTATCTATTGCATCAAGCAACTTAAGCTTTGGGTTCTCAAACTTCATCGGCTCTTTTAGATTTCTATCAGAATAAAAGGTTATAATGTTATCAAGGCTGCCACTTGGGCTTAACCCCTTTTTCGTGGCTGGGCGAAGGTCATTAGTAATTGAGGACACGTCTTGGCTTTTGCCAAGCGGTAACCCTCTCCCTTCGCCATTTTTATTACTAACTACTAGCTTGAACCTAACGCCTTTATCGTCTTCCCATTCATAAATACGAGCATTTTTCTTATTTACAAATGGTTTTTTGTGTTCTTTAATAAAATTACGCACATTTTCACCCAAATTTAACAATTCCTCTTTAGTAACAAAGCCAGCCTTGCTTTCATCATCTAAGTGTCTGATGCTTATATGCTTTGCTCCTTTGCCAATATTCCCTCGTTCGTATTTGATAGCATCATTTATATTGTCTAAGTCTTGTTTTATTTGTGTAGCATTCTTGCCGTTATATGTGACATTATAGATGCCTCGTTTTTCTTGCTTAGCGAGTTTATCGGCTCCTGCATTATCTACTATCTTTTTTACCTCTTCGCTTGGCTTTTTAGATATGCTTAGTATCTTATTATAAAGTTCAGGACTTACTCTTTTTACTCCCTCGGCTGTTATCTTTGACCCAAACAATGCATAGATAAATCCCTTTGCAAACTCTTCAGGGCTTACATTGCCATTTTCATCAGCACCATTTGCTGTGCCTCCAAGTAAGCCACTTGCTATATGTGGGCTTGCGTTGATAGTTCTGCCACCTTTTGGGTTATATAAGCTTCCAAATTCTCGCTCAAAGTCTTCCATATCAGCATATTCACTGGCTTTTTTATACTCATAGCCTAGTGCATTACTGCTTTCAAGATCAGATTTTAGTTTATTAAAAGTAGCCTCATCCATCTTGCCAGCTCTTATCTTTGCAACGTCAGCTTTTGTAGTTAAAAAATCCGCCTTATAGTTTTTTTCATAACCTGCTGGAGTTAGCTTATACTCCCAGCCGCCAACTCCGTCGTTGCTCTCAATATTTCTATCAGCTATTCTATTTCTGCCATATTTTGCATTTTTAGCCAATATATTTTCTCTATCACTTAAAAACTTATCCACATCATATTCATTTAAAAGCTTTTTAAACTCTTCTTGTGCTTTTTTTGGTATAATAGACCCATTAGAGCTAGAGAACGTGCTTTTTGCACCAGCCGTCGGTCCGACCTGATTATTATCAGCACGTTGGAGTGTAGGATATGGCGACCCTACCTTTAGCTCTTTCTCATCTAAAAGTGCTTTTGCACCATCCGCCGTTGGCTCTGTGGCTTTGCCAAGAGTGAGCTGTGTGGGAGTAGGCGACCCCACTAGATGAGAATTTTCATTTCTTCTTAAAAGCCTCTTGTTTTCCTTGTCTGCCTTACTTGAATAAGTTGCATGGTTTAGCTTTAAATACTCGCTATCATAGTCTTTTTGTATGCCTATTTTACCAAGCTTGCCATTATCTAAAATTTTGCCTATCAAAGCCGCATTTGGCTCATTATTGTTATAAAAAAACGTCGGATTTTCTTTGACTGCTTTTATTAGCCTAAAAACATCACTTGGCTTAGCAAAAAGTTCCTTGTGCTTTTCATAAAGATTGGTTAAATCCGCTTTAATTTGTTTATTTGCGTTTATCCCTCCAAGCTCTCTCACCCAGTCATCCACGCTAATTTTTACATTTAAATCACTCTTTGGCGCTGGGCTTTGCTTTGTAATAAAATTCTCGCCTTTTATCTCATTTTTTGGAGCTTTAGTCATCCTTTCTACTAAATCGTCTTTTATGGCTTTAGCCATCGCATCTGCCAACTCTTCGCTAGCTCCTTTTTTTATTACAGCTTCTTTAAAATAATTTAAATCATTAGTTGCTTTTAATGCTTTAAGCCCCTCTCTTAAATGATATTCAAACGCAGAGTCATCGCCCCAATCGCCTATGTATTTAAAAACTGATTGTTTTAGCTTATTTATCGCTACAGATTTAAGCATTCCAACTGGTGTTTGAGCTATTCCCGCACGTGGTCTTGATGGAGCGATAAATTCTTTATCTATGTGATTAAATATAGTTGCCAAATCGCCCCTTGCATTTGCAAGATCAATCAATGCTTCTTTAATATTTTGAGCTTCTTTGCTTCTGAAATTTATCTTTTCTAAATCTTCTTTTAACCCAACTCCATCTAGCAATTCGGATGTCTTTATTTTGCCTCTTTTTGCTATGCGTGAGTCAAAAAGAGCAGAAATAAGTTCTTTTTCAAACTTTTCAAGTTCTGGCTTTGTTAGCTCTTTAGTAAAATTTTCTAATACATCAGCTTGAGATTTTTCAGCATCAAAAACCGCTTTAAGTATGTCATCGCTATTGGCATTACCATCAATTATATTTTTCAAAAAGGGGTTGTCTTGCAAATTTTTCATAGCAGCATACTTATTCATCGTATCCTTATAATATGCCTTTGCTTCGCTATTTCCAATTAAACTCTCTATTGCATCATCTATTATTTTGCCAACTGAAGAGGTATCTACTATTGTATTATATGCTGGATTTTTATTAAATATTTTTTGTGCATATTGATTAAAATCACTCTTTATTTTTCTTAGCTCGTCAAAATCAAGTGGCACACCTTTCATTTTGTCTAGCACATCAATTAGTTGTGCCGCTTCAGGAGACTTTGCTTCAAAAGTATTCATCCCTCTTAGCATTGCTTCTTTTGCACTATCTATCGCTTCATCATTTAATATGGCTGTCTTTCCTTGTAGTGTGTGGGAAAGCTCTTGCTCCATATTGCCGAAATCATTTCCAACTCTAGCATAGTAGTCTTTGAAATTTTGGCTAAGCTCGCCTTTAGCTCCTTTTGGTAAAAGCTCTCTTACGGCATTAACATCAGCTTGTGCTTGTTCTGCTAAATTTCTAGCCGCCATACCTGTTGTATCGCCTCTTAAAGAATTTATCACTCTGCCCGTTAATTTGCTATCACTTAGCCCCAAATCTACAAGTTCTTTTTGCACCTCATTAACGCCTCTTGCATTGTTGATAAAGTCAGAAACTTTATTTAGGTTAAATTTTTCTGCCGTCTTTGCTAAGTGCTTTCTTATAAATTCGATTGGCTTATTAAGTAATTGTATATCAGTAAAATTTCCGTTATCTACTGTGTAGCCACCAACGTTTTTAGCATTTTGAAGCATTAAATCAGCTTCATCCCCAGCTATTGCTTTGGCTGTTTTTTCGGCTCCACTAGCATTTGCGCTTGGCACTCCTTTTAATGTCTTTTTTGCCTTGCCAATTAACCCAAAATCAGTAACTTTTGAAGCAATGTCTGCTACTTTTTTGCTTCCTTCAATAAATGGTTCTTTTGCAAGGCTTACTCCTTTTGCTATACCTAGCATTGCCCCACCTGCTACTAGATCATCGCCTGCTGCTTCTAACGTTCTCATCAATAAAGCTTTTTTATCTAAAGGCTCATTTAACATTTGAGCTCTGCTGGTATAATCAATTCCAGCCCCAGCGCCTGAGCCAACTGCGCTACCTGCTATTTTTGTAAAAACTCCACCTGGCAAAAGACTACCAAGAACACTTCCGGCTATCTCGCCTTTACTTGCTGCTATTTGGTTGGTAAAACTTGGCGTAGCATCTAATGTTTGTATTTCTCCATTCTCGCCACTCTTGCCAAAATAAATTTTATTCCCCTCTATTATCGCACCCAAATCATAGCCATATTGATTAGCGATAGCATTTAAAGACTGCTCTATTTTTTTATTATTTTCGGCTGCCCCCTCTTCACCTTGTATAAGAGATTTTATTATGCCTTGTGTGTTTTGAGCTTTCGCAACATCTACTCTTGCTTTATCCTCTTTGCTCGCTCCAGTCCAATACGCACCAAAGGGGCTATCTTCCCATAAAGCATTGGCTGTTCGCTTTACCTCTTTGCCGATGCCGCTAAGATTGTCCTGAAAAGTATCAACCGCCGTTTGTGGTTTTGTATTTGTCACAACTGGAGCTTGTGGTATAGGATTGCCATATAGGTCTAAATTATCATTTGCTTTTGGCTTAATAAATTCTTTTGCAAGTATTATCCCTTGCAATTTACTATCATCAATATCAACGCTTAACGAGTTGTCGCTATTTTTATATACGCCGTTCCCATTTGCTCTTACTTTTACTGGTTGATTGCCTTTATATCCTATTGTTAATTCTTGTTCGCCGTTAAAATCAAATCTCATTTTCTATCCTTAATTTGCATAGAGTGCGCCGTGCTCATCTAAATTTTGTTGAAAGCCATCATTTTCTACCCCACCTCTTTTTCGCTTCTCAAATTTTTCTTTTACCGCCTGAGAAACCCCACTTTGTTGTTGTGGTTGCGCTGCCTGACCTGCTGGATTGTATAATGCACTAGCTCCAAAGTCACCACTTATTTTTTCTTTGCCATAAAGAATGTTATTTATACGCTCATCGTCAATAATTAGTGGTTGCAGTTGCCTTTGCATATCATCAGCTCCCACATAATCCTGAGCTTTTGCTTGATTGGCTATTTGATGTAGCTCACTTAATAATTGAGCCCGTCTAGCTTTTATATTTTCAGCAGCCACATCTGCACCAGTCCATCCTGGACTTAACTGTTCCCCCATATTTTTATAGTTAAAGTTGCTTTGTCCTTTTTGGTTATCAGCGTATGCGCTTTGATAAGCTTGCATTGTGGCAATATATTTTCTAGCATCCTCATTTAGGTTTGGGAATATCATTTTAAATTTATCAAGTCCTCCGCCAAGGGTTGATATACCATCGCCACCACCTGCGTTATTTGCTGCGATTATTAACCTATCTAAAGCAGCAAGCTCATTTAGACTTTTGTTAAATCCATTTTGTAAAACAGCGATCGCATTTTTTTGTCCAGGCGTTTTTTCGTTTGCTCTTACGGCTGAGTTGTTTTTCATCCCTACCCAAGCATTTCTATAATCTGCTTTTTGTTTATCATCCCAGTTTTCACTACCCTGAGGGTAAGTGCCACCAAGTGCTGAAAATGTCAGGTCGTTTTGCATTTGTGTTTGTAGTTTTTTATTATCATTATTGTATCTTTGCATGTCAAAATTAAGTCTATTTTCGTTTGTGTTTGCGTTTTGCAAAGCAACGTTTGCCATTAGATGGTTATAGAGGGCATCATTTTGGTATTTATTTGCTTTTAGCCCTAGCTCTTGCCCTTTTAGTCCTAGCTCATCACGCTTTAACCCTTGCATTATAGAGTTATTATTTGCCGTTTCAGTTTCGGTTGTTGTGTGATGGCGAATATCTTCGTTTAGTTTATTTATGTTGTGTTGTTCGGTTGCTAAATTTGATCTATTCTCCTCTGCTAATTTCTGCTTAGTGAAGTTATTTTTTACGCTATCTTGATAAATATCCCATAATGCTCTACCAGTTGCACCCACTGCGTCTATTGTGTTCGTGTTATAGTTAAAATCTACCTTGTTGGGGTTAAAATATGGCATTTTTGCTCCTTTTTGTGAGGCTTAGATTAGTAAGCCTCATCCTCTTGTTGTTTATGAAAGTTTGATGCATTCCAAGCATTGACTAAATTTTGGTTTGCCTGATTTTCTCTTTGCAGTTGCCTTTGTGAAAGCATCTTGTTAAAGTCGTAAGCATCTTTATTTAGGTTAAATGCTTTTTTTGCCATTTTACTTTGGTTATAAGCACTCCATAACGCACCACCAGCTCCTAAAGCGGTTAGCCAGTTAGGTGTGCCACCTACGCCGTTTTTGTCTCCGCCACTTGAACCGCCAAGCCAGCCTAAAATATTTCCAAATAGGCCATTTTCAGTTTCTGCCATTTTTTACTCCTTATAGCCCGGCTAATTTCAAAAGCTCTGCGCCATACTCTACGTCGCTCACATTTTCGCCCTTTTTGGCTCTATCAAAAGCTGATAGCTCACTGCTCGCATTTGAACCACTTAAAATTTCGTCTGGCTTTTCTTTGCTTTTTGCCACATTGATCATTCCCATTGCTACTGCTTTCCAACCCACATAATTTTCGCCAAGTAGATCACTCATACCGTGAGCTTTTGCAAACTCTGCCAAATCATCAGGGCGTATTGTTGGGTAGTCTTTTTTAAACTCTGCTAGGTTTTTGTCAAAGACCGCTTGCCTCCTCGCCTCTTCCGCTTGCGCTGCTTGAGCTTGCGAGATTTGATCCATTTGAGCTTTTAAGGCGTCAAGATTTCCAAGACCTAAACTATCAAGTAATGCTTGTTTTTCAGGGGCAAGCTGTGGCTGTGCTGGCTCTTGCGCTTGCTCTTTTGCTGCTAACGCTTCAGCCATTGCTTGTTTAATAGCCTCGATATTAAGCTCCTCTTTTTTTGGCTCTTCTGCCACTACTGATTGTTCCACTGGTTGCTCTTGTGGCTCTTGCGCCACTTCGTTTGTTTCAGGCTCTATCTGCTCGTCGCCATTTACAATGTTTACTAATTCGTTTAGTGCTTCTTGCTCTGTCATTTATTACTCCTCTTTGTAATTTTCAAAAAAACTTAAAAGGCTTTCGAGAGTTTTAATGTTCTCGATCGCCCTTAACCTCATTTCATCGCTGTTCTTTTCATTTTGGCTAGCGGTCACACTTGCCGCATAAAGCCCTAATAGATATTCTGAAAAATCCCTAAACGCTTGGCATTGCGTCAGCTGGTAAAGCTCCTGCTTCTGCGTCAAGGCTTGCCACGCCTGGCAAAATAGCCTGTGACTTAAGTTGTTTAGCAAGCTCACTCTCCTTTCCGATAAAATTCTCTGGGTCTTTTATGCCATATAATGGCAATAGCTCGAGTAAGATTTTCTCGTTTGCTTCTTTCATCCTATTTGCACCATCTGCATCTTGAAGTTGTAAACACATGCCAAATTGAGCTGATATAATTCCGCTAGCATCCATTAAGCTTTTCTTTTGTACCTCTTTGTTTAATGCCCCTATACCAGTGTTTAAATTGATATTAAAACTCGGCACTTCACCACGATTAAACCCTGCAAAAAATAATGGGTTGCCATATTTCCAAACAAGAAAAGCAAGGCGTTCAAAAATAGGCTCAAAAAAGGTCTCGTTGTAGGTTCTTATATACCCTTGAAGTCTGACGCTACCCTCGTTTGCCATAATTGACGCCATTGTCGCTGTTTCTTGCCTAGTTGTTGGTGCTCCGTTTTGCTGTGGGCTTACTCCGCTAACTTCGCTCATCTCCTGCTCGATCACTTGAAGCGTAGCCATTGAAGCGTTGATGTCGCCAGGCGGTACTATCTTGATGTCAGCTGGACTATCAGTAAAAATTGCACCACTTGGACGCTCTAAATCAGCTCTTGATATGCTCGCACTACGATTAAAAATGATTTTTGGCGTTGCTTGGTTTCTTGTTACGTCTGTAATTGAGTTTCTGATCGCATTTAGCTCATCTTGTAAAGGCAAAAGTGAAGCAAGAGCTGGCTCGCCATAAGCACAAACAAACGTTTGATCGGTATTGCGTTTTGTTTGTGGCAGCATATAGCCAAAAATAAATGGCTGTCCGTCCTTTAACTCTACTTTATCTCTTAGTAGCTCGCTATCATAAAGAGTGCTAACACTCCATTTATCGTCGTTTAGCTCATATATTTCATTTAGACAAATTCTTTCATAAGGTCTATTCTCGCTTAGGTCAATTTGTTTAAATGTTTTATTCTTGATTAGCTTTTTGATGTCATTTGTTGTGAGGTAAATTCTATGCACGATATAGCGTATATCATTTGTATTTTTTGCATCAGGATCAAAATAGATGTCATTTATGTCTATTTCCTCTATCTTTGCTTCATCTTTCCCCCAAAACACTTTTACTACTGAGCTAGGGCTAAAAGCAGCTTTTAAAAAGATAGGCGAAAAAATCTTATACAAATTTATCTTGTCGCAATAGAAATTTAGCGCCTCTTGCCACTTATCGATCACGTCGTGAGTTGAGTTTATATAAGGCTCTAGCTTAGCAAACGTATCATTGTTAAAATAAGTTTCAGTGAGGCCGTCGTATATTCTCTTTGCTTTTGAGTTTAACTTTGGTATGTAGTTTTTACTTTTGTTTCTCTCTTTTAGGCTGTTATACTGCTCGCTTTCAAGCACAAGCAAATAGGCATCATTTAGCTTGTCGAAAAACGGCTTATATTCTGCATAGCCATTATAGGCTATTTGCACTAACTCCTCGAGGTAGCTTATTCTTTCATTGTTCGTCATTTTCGTGTCCTAATCTGTAAATTGTTCTTGTGCTGACGTTTGTTAGCTCTGCTACTCTTTTTTTATTAAGTCCTTTTTGTTTTAGAGCCGTTGCAAGTTTTACTCTTGCTTGCTTTGTAGGGATAAATTTTGCCCCTTTTAGCCACTCGCAAATCATCACACAAAAACATAGACGCAAGGCCTCATCATCAAGCGTTGCCACTTTTCTAATTAGCTCTACGTCGATACGCTCAAAAATATACTCGATTTGTTTTGCCAAATCTACCCAATTTTGGCACTCTTTCACCAAACGCCTCCGTCATCGTAGTTGATTGTGTTTATTTTTGCTGGCAATGGGTCAAAAAACGTAAGAGCAAGGGCATCCGCCAAGTCAGGGCTAAAGCCAAACTCTTTTTTGATATTCTCTTTTGGTAGTAGCAAATACCGCTCTTTCTTGTCGTAATAAAAACTAATGGTACTAAGCTGTTTTTTTAGTTTGTCATTTGGCACAATGCTAAGCAGCCTAAATTTCTCTTTGAGTGTAAAATACGCTTCCGCTCTCTTGTTGGCGTAAAGCTTCTCATTTGTTGCCTTGTATGAAAATTTTGCCTCTCTGACTATCCCACGCAAGCCAAAATCCACCAAAGTATCAAACACACCAGCACCCACGCCAACACTATCAATAAAAATAGCGTCTGGCTTCTCTTCGCTTCTCTCATAAATGCCAAAAATCTCTCTTGCTAAGGCGGTAACACTATCAAGCCTAAATGTGTAAAAGTTTGTAACGCCGTAACCTCGCCTAATACAAAGCACGCTTTCGTCATCACCCTCACGTGCCACATCTAACCCCCAGACAATGGTAGCTTTTTCGTTTGGCATCTGAGTGCTAAAGGCGTTTTCAATTAGAGCAAGGTTAAATAGCACGTTTGAGGTTGTATCTAAAAACTCGCCGTATATCTCTTGGCGTACTACGTCGCTATCTATACCGCCAAGCTCTGCGACCATTTCGTCTATTTGTTCTTTTTTAAGCAGTGGGTTATTAAAGCTTGATATTTGAAAATTTACCCAGTCTTTCTCGCCACTCATTCCACGTTTAGCAAGGTCATAAAAGCGGTTTTTGCCTTTTGGCACGCCGCCTATAAACGCTCTTGATTTTGGGTTGTCTAGTAACATTGCCCTTATGGCGTTGTCCCAAAGGTAGGCATCCTTTAGGATTATGCCGGCTTCGTTTAGGATCACTATGTCATAGCCAAACCCCTCGATATTTTCTGGACGTTCTGCGCTTCTCATATCAAGGTAGCCCTCGCCGATGCTTAGCTTTTTATCTTGTGCGTGAAATTTAAAAAGCTCTTTTGGTAGAGCCTTTAGCTCAGGCAAAAAATAACGCTCATAATATCTTTGTAGATTTGATGTGATAGTATCTACCCAAAGCACTTTTTTACCCTCTAAAAGCCACTCGATAGTAGCGTTTGCTATGCCTTTGGTAAATCCCACACGGCGTCCTTTCTCTATCGTTGTAAAGCGTGCAGTATTCTCAAAAAAAACTTCCTTTTGCCACGGCGTATAGGTTAGGCTTAGCGTTGCTTCACTCATCGCCTTTTAATTCCTTTCGCTCGATTATGATCTTTTGTTCGCTTTGCACGTTTGCATTGTTTATCACAGTCTCGGCCTCACGTCCTAGCACGGTCTCTTTATTTCTAGCTGTTATCCTGCTGTGAGCCTCAACGTCTGCTATCCTATCGCTCATCTCTAGCATCTCGTCCGCTTTTTTTTGATTTCTCAACGCTGCGTTTTGAAAATAAAGTAAATGCCTAGTCTTCTCATTCACTAACTCGTTATGCACCTCAATAGAAACTGGCGTTTCCAAAATTGTTTCTTTAGTTGTAGCTACTTCGACAACTTGGGATAATAAACGTTTCTTTGCATCGTTTCTTTGCCATTTCTCAGCCGTGCTTTTCTTGCTTATCGCCCCTTTTGTTATGCCAGTTCTATTTTCTATGTCTGATAGGCTTAATCCAATTTCGAAATACTCTTTCGCTTTAGCCCATTGATCAGAAGTTATGATTGTTCTAGGCATTAATAAATCCTAAACTCGCCCTCTATCACTCCAAGGGCTATTTTTCTCTCTAGTAGTTTTCGCTTGATTTTAAAAACTTCCGTCTGCATTCCCTTAACGTCCTCTATTATCCTTTTGCCATTTTTAAGGCGGTATGTAAAATCCGCTATGTATCTGATCTCACGTACGGTTCTAAAGCCTTGTTTGGTTGTTTCGTCCGTTATGGTGTAGCTTGGCATTAGCACAAACGGCACTTGGCGGTTTAGCTCGCTGATCTCGCCAGCTCTTTGCATAATTTCTAGCTCTTGGTTACGTCGCCACTCTTTTGCACTATCAAAGCCTTTTGTCTTGCGGTTGTGGTATTTGTTTCTAACATTCACCGAAACGTTGCCAATTCTCACCAGCTACCTCCTCGTATTTTTCTATGCTTTCTCTTTTGTGTGCGTGACACCATTGATGGCACTCTCTACAAACGGCTATTTGCTTGCTATCGTCCTTATCTGCTCCAAATTTGCCATATCTTACGTGGTGACACTCTATGCTTTGTTGCTCCTCGCATATTTGGCAAAGCGGATATGCTTCAAGTAGTCTTAGTTGGTAGGCTTTATTTTTGCTTTTAGTTAGCCTCAAAATAGCCCCCTTGTGTCATCGTCCTTGTGCTTCTTGTTCCACTTTCTCATTATTTCAAGCACTCCGCTTGCGTCCTTGCGACTTATCTCAAAGCTATCAAGTATCTTTTTGTTTTCGTCCGCTACCTTTGCGATTATGCTAGCTCCGCTTTCGGCTATTGTGATATAAACGGCTTTCATCTGCTCTCCAAGTATCGCTCAAATATCTTTTTGCCTATTTCGTAATCAACTTCGTTTCTTATGGCTTGGCGTTTATTTTTTATCTTAAATTCGTCTAAGCTAAAATCCTTAAAGTCTGCATTTTTTACGTGTTTTATCACTCTAAAAGCTGGTGTATTTATTTCATCAAGTGCAAAACTACTCCAAAAATAATGCCTACCTATCTCAGCAGTCGGCTTTATAAGTGGCTCATAATACAGCACTACATTTTCAACTACAAAAGCTTTTTTGCAAAACATCTTAAGATACGATATAAGCTCATAAAGCCTAAAATCTGGCAAAACCCTCGTTGCCTCATTGCGTGAGTTATTGCAAAAATTTAGCCTGCTGTGGCTTTGACACGGAGGGCTAGCCCATATAAAATCAAAATCTAAGTAGTTTTTAGCAGCATAATCCCAAGCGTCACCTACTATCACGTTGTCGTTTGGATAGCGTTTTGTATAAGCCTTTGCTATTTCGGGATCAAACTCAACGGCTGTTACCTCTATGTTTATGCCTTTTTCTCTTGCTACTTCGTCCCAATACTTGCGGTTACCACCAAGCCCTGCGAAAAGGTTTAAAACTTTCATCTCACGCTCTCTTTGAGATATTCGCCGCAATAGCAGATAGCCCAAAACATAGCTTTGCTCTTGCTTCATCGCTCATTTTTAGCGGTGCGTCTGGATCAGCTGGCAAAAGCTGTGTGTTATTCGCCGCTATTTGGTTTTGTTTTATTTCGCTTTCTCTTGTCTTGATCTGCACAACGCCTATTTTTTCTTGGTGTTCTAGCAAATACTCAAATAAATGGCTTTCCTCGTCGTTTGTTAAGCGTTGAAATCCACCGTTTTCTAATACCCACTCATTTCTTAGTACGCCGTTTGTATCAACTGAAATTATCGTGCTTTCTAAAAAGCCACTGCCAGTTCCGCCATTACAAAGCCTTTTGCCTCTGTAAATTTCTTTACAAAACGCCGCTAAGGTATCTACGTCGTTAAAAAACCTAAGCCCCTTTTCTCGCATTTTTAAAAACACGATTTTGCTCCACTCCATAGTTGCACGAAAAAGCAAAGCGTCTGTGTTTTGATATTCTTTGCGATATTTCTCAGCAAAGACTGAAAAATTAATTAGCTCGCTTGTAGCCACGTTTTTTAAAAGCAAAGAGTATTTGGCTAGCCTCGCAGATGGTAAAAATCCCTTGCTATCGCCATATAATTCACAAATAATTTGTTCTCTCTCGCTCATAACGCCATTTTCCTTCCGCCACTGATTATTTCGTTTGCTACTCTCTCAAAGTATGCGTCGTCCATTTCGCCTACCATTTGGGCTTCTCTTAGGACTACGCTTGTATTAGCTGGTGTGTTTTTACACTTGCCTCCTCGTTCTCTTTCTGTGCGATCCCAGTTTCTCATAGTGGCTTGCCAGTCTTTCATCGGATTTTTGCCAATTACCCAGCCTTTGCTTTCGTAGAAGTCAAAAAAGACTTCACAATCGACTAGGGTCAAATTTGCTTTTTGCTTGTAGGCAATTAGTTCATCTAGCGTTGGTTTTTGAAATCGTTTCGCTGGTTTTTTCTCGTCCTCGCACGCACGCACGCACGTAGAAGCGTTAGCTTCTTCTGTCTCTAACTCTTTCTCTAACTCTAACTCTTTCTCTAGGGTTACGTTTTCGTTACCGCTTGTTACTGCGCCGTTACAATGTAACGCTTTAACCTCTTTTTGTTTAGCTCTAAATTCCCTAACTCTCTTTGCGCTGTCGCATTCTTTGCCACTTAGGCTTGCAGCTTCGGGGAGCCTCACATCTTCGCCTTCGCCTTTTTGCAATAATCCCAAACTCTCAAAGATGGCCATAGCGGCTTTGACATTTATCTCTTGCTCCCTTATTTTTAGTGCGATCTCGGCTTCTATCGTCGGCTCTATACCATCAAAAAATATAACACCGTCATTATCTAGGCTTTTTAATAAAAGCTTAAGATAGATGCAGGTGTAAGTATCTCCACCAGCTACGCTCCTTATTTTTAAAATTTTAGGATCGTCGAAAAAATCTTTTTTTAGCTTTAGCCAATAGTATGTTTTACTCATTTTTTAATCCTCAAAAAGTTTTAAAATTTTAATTTTTCTGTAAAGGTCGTATGAGTTTGCTCTTTCAGGAGCAACCGAAATATAGTTAAGCTCCGATAATTGTTTTAAATATTTTGAAATAACGTTCTCTTTTTCTTGCATTGCGCTAGCGAGCATCCCTATGGTTTTGTTAATTCCACCCTCATTGTCTGCAATAGAAAAAATATAAAGGAGTAGCCTAAACTCCCCACCTTTAAAATCGTTATCAAAAACCCATTTTAAGGGGATAGTAAAAAACATATCTTTTATTTTTGTATCACTCATCTCAACCCTTTCCAAATTTCAAAAAATGTGTCAAGTATTATGATCGCACAAAGAGCCATCGTAAAATACAAGGGATTATCCATTACGCTATCCTTTCAGTGGGTTTTAATATCGAAGTGCTACACCCACTTATCACGTCCTTTTTTGATCCGATCTCTATCAGGAAGCCGCGCGCTATTAGCTCATTAACACGGCCGCAAACGCTATTTATTGCTACGTTATACCAACGCGCTATCTCTTGCCTTGTCGCACCCTCTTTGTGCTGGCAAAACATTTCATAAACGGCTCTACGTTTGCCGCTTAGTTCAGGCTTTAGTTTTTTGTATGCCTCTAGGCTGTTATTCGCCACCATTGCACGCTCCTTAAAGTTATCTTTCAGATAAGCCCTTTTAAAATTTCAAAGCGACCAAGCCAAGAAATCCACAAAAAAGGACTTATATGACAGATAAAGAGATAGTTTTAGAACTCACGAAAGCTTTATTAGAAAAGCAATCGCCAACAAGTGGTGTTTTTGTTGACCCTGCCAAATACGGCGAAGCGGTAGCCGAGATTTTTAACACCATTGCTGAAAATATTAAGCCTGCGCTAGACAAGCTTAAAGATCATAATTAGCTCTCATAGAGCAGTAACTAGCTAACATTTTTACCATCTTGACTTGGTCGTCTTGAGGAAGTTTGTTAAGCTCTTTAAGCATCTTTTTAAGCGACTTTCTAAAATCTTTCTCTTTCTTTTTTCCTACTTCACTCATTTTTTGATCTCCTTAATATTTTTGTTGTTATAATCTCCCAAAGGATTATTGATGTTTGAAACACTAGATACACTCCTTAAAGTGCTTATCCTTAATGGCTTTACTCCCTTATCCATTGTTCTTATTATTGCCTCTATTTTTTTATCAGGTGTTGTTTTTGGTGTTTTGATAAATAGACATTTTGGTACTAAGCCTTTTTGGGCTGAAAAAGAATTCGTCTGTGTCCTAGAAGACGAAAACGACACCAAATTTAAAGTCGATGTAAATGTTCTTTTTAAAAATGCAAAGGTAGCTCGCATCGATTGTCCCTTTTTCAAAAAAGGCAAATGCAAGGGCGACCATAAGTGTTTAATGCTAGAAAAAAGGTTGTAGTTGGCCATTTTTAGCCTCCTTTTGCTTTAGCTTGGTTTCTTGTTCAGATAGCCATTTAGGGAATTCTTTACCCCATTTATCAAATGGGACAATCCGCCTATTACGATCTCTAAAATTTGGGTTTGGCTTTCTGTTACCATTCATAACGCTTCTAGGCATTGACGTTTTGCCATACTCTTCCAATAGTTTTTTTCTAATAGTTTCTCTTAAATTTTTCATACGCCAATGATACAATACGTGTCTTTATATTTTTCTTAAAAAGAAACCAAACGTGTTTTTATTTCTTGTATAATGATACAAACAGTATCAAAAAGGAGACGTTATGGCGTTGGCTGAAATACTCAAATACTATTTGAATAAAAGTGGTGACACGGCAAAAAATATTGCCGAAGAGTTAGGCGTAACTAGAGCAGCTGTAACTAATTGGAGCAACGGCATAAGAAGCCCAAAAGACGCAGCTCAGTATAATGCTCTATCTGATCGTATGGGAATTCCAGTTGATAAGCTACTGGATGATACTTTTTTGGAAGACCACGAAATAGCAGAGCTTTTTTCTAATGATATTAAAAATAAAAAATGGCAACTTAAAAGAATTAAAAATTTAATTACGATTAACTATTATGAAGACGTTGAAGCTTCTGCTGGGTACGGCGTAGTTAATGCGGAAATAAAGCCATTGCAAGTAGATGTAAGCCCTGAATTTTTAGAAAATGTCTTATCTATTCCTCACTATGGTAATATTGATGTAATCAAGGTACGCGGCGATAGCATGGAGCCTTTTGTGAGTGACGGGGAAAGGGTAGTCATAGAGCGCGAAGCGGAACCAAAAAATGGGGATGTAGTAATAGCAAACTATAACGGCGATATTTACGTCAAAAAATTTTTCAAGAAGCCACCAAAAAAATATATAAAGCTAAGTTCAATGAATAGTTTTTATCCTGATATTGAGCTAGAGGGTGACGAGGTTGATAGCCTCATTATTGTTGGTGTAGTTCGTGCCAAATTTAATCTAAAAATTAAGCTTTTTTCATAATAGTCGATTTGTGAATGGAGACTGACTTATTTTAAAAAATAATTTCTGCCCACATAAAGAGGGCTACGAGTGCGAGATACTTGGCAAAGTCTGCGGTAAAGTCCATTGCGAAGTGTATAAAGGGCTAACGTTTGAGGATTATGGGATAAAGTAGGGGTGTGATTTTAAGTGGTTTTAGAAAAATATTTTAAAACAAGGCGCTAAATATGACGGCAGAAGAAACGCTAGAGCAAATAAAAAAAGAGCTGTTTTTCAACTTAGAAAATATGCGTAACCAAATAGAAAGGCTCGACGATAAGATCACCAGCATAAGAGATGAGGCTCAAAAAGATCAAAAAGGTCAAGAAAAAGATCTCGAGCACTTTAAAGAAAGAGTGAATTTAAAAATTGAAAATATACAAAATAATATAGATTGGATAAATAAATACACAGATAATGATAGGTCTGACAAAAAAGAACGAAAACAAAACATACTAACCATTATTGGAATCGCAATAGCGGTCATTATTGGTATTTTAAATTTTTGCGGCATAACGCTTCAAAGCGTTGTAAAATACTTTTAGGAGGCATCTATGAAATATATACCGACGCTAAAATATAAAGAACGAGTTGACATAAAAGCATATAGAGGGCTAAGCGAAGAGTTACAAAGCGACATTACCCCTTTAATAGAAGTTTTCCAGCCCGAAAAAATAGAGCTTGAAAAAATAAAAGAAAATGAAAAGTTTTTCATAAATCTAGGATATGACTTAACGTTCTTAGAATACGTCGAAGCACTTGAGACTATACATAAGACGCATCCTAACGCCATCCCAGTAATTAATTCAAACCATTATTTCAACTCTTTGTCTAAAAAAGAATTAGTAGGGGCGGTCAAGAAGTTAAATGAGCTAGATTTTCAAGAACTTTCGGTAAAAATAAACAATATACATAACTTCTACGTACAAGATCAAATGGAATTAGCGTTAATTATGCTAGACAAGATCGAAAGCGCCACATTTTTCTTAGATGTAGATTATGCTTATAAGATACCAAGCGTAGATAGGCTAAAAAATATTTTCACAAGTACCATAGATAGAGTAAAAAGCATGATAGGCGATGAAATTAATAAATTTGTCTTGTGTGGGTCTATAGTGCCGATACAATCAAGTAGTTTTTTGAGTTATGAAGACGAAGAGGATAATAACAATATAGGTGCAAATAATATAGAAAATATTTTATACCAAACATATCACAATATGCTGAATAACAATAACGGCCTAGAGCTGTATTACAGCGACTACACGATAGACGAAAAAAGCGCCTTGCTTGACGATAATATTTTGATAACCACTTTTTACCCGGTCGTTAAATATACGCTAAAAAATGGGGATATTATGGTGTTAAAATCTAGTGGAAAAAGGGATTTTGACAAATATCCAGAGATAGCAAAAAAAATTATTAGATCCGGCGAGTATCTCAGTCAAAATCATTGCGAAGGATGTGAGTATATAAAAACGATAGCAAAAGGGAACGGTAGTGGTAACAGCACCGGCACACCTGCTACGTGGAAGTTAAATATGATAACACACCATATTACTACTATGGCAACATTGCTTAAATAAACGTGGGCTGAGTAATCCCTTTTAAAATTCCAAATGGAATTTCTAAAAAGGGGGTTACTTCTAATTTTTTCTCGATAATCCTTTTAGGGAATAGCTCATCGTATTTTTTCAATGATACTAACTCTTTTATCACTTTTGCCTCTTTTGCATATCTTTCTTTTAGCCGAAAAACTGTCAAGGCTTTTATCTCTTGTGGGGTAAATTCCTTTTTCATCTTAGCTTCTGCTTGGCATTGGCGAAGAGTGGATGCTCCAGCAAAACCTCTAAACGCCTTTTTAAATTCTACTCCCCACCAATATCTTAAATAACTATCAACTGACATCTCTCTATCTTGTGGGTCACGTAGCTTTTCCATGCTATTACCAGATATTACAAATATCCCAACCTCATTAGGTACATCAAGTTTTTTTAAAAACTTCTCGTGCACAACTACAGATACCTTGTTGGCGTATTGTAAGTATTTAGATATTTGATGTGGGAGCCTACTAGTATTGTCTCTTTCGGATTTTATTTCATAAATAGAAATTCCTCCGTTTAGGGCTAGTAAATCTGCTCTAACGTACTCTTCAAATTTATTGGTATATTTGTTAGATACTGTTACTTCAGGCACTACCACAGAATGCTTTTCGTTTTTATATAGCCATTGTGCTACTTCTATTTTTATATCTTTTTCATTCATAATACAAGTCCTAATTGAGCATTATATCAAAAAGCTAAAGATACGCAAAACACCCTTGACAACTATTCCATAAAAGATACTTTTTTAAAAAAATGATAAGACTATATGATTATTTAAAATATGGAGTATAGATCGTAGCCTCACCCCTTGCCTATTAGCCCATTATCATCTAGGATAGTCCGCCCAGGTAGTCAGCGAGGCATTGCACTCTCTATTTGTAATTCTAACAAAAAAAGAGTAAATGATTGCGTAAAACTAAATTGAAAAAAAATAGATAACCCCAGGAACATGCGGAATACTAAGCTCAACGCCTACCTTGTTATCAAGACCACAGTTTTAACCCTTCACGAGTTATCTATGTATAATTATAGCAATTCAAAAATTAATTAAAACATAATTTTTGATATTATTTTGGCATTAATTATTTAAAGGTTGTCAAAAAATGAGAATGAAAATTTTAACACTTATCTTGTTCTTACCGCTATCTATCTTTGCCTTTTCAGCCAAAGTCATAAAAATATCTGACGGAGACACGATCACTGTGCTAAGTGGCAAAGAGCAAACAAAGGTCAGACTATATGGCATTGACGCTCCAGAGAAAAAGCAAGACTACAATCAAAAGACCTAATTTACTTTAAGCGAAGTTTGATAAAAGTTTGATATAATCAAATTCCACGTGATAAAAAGAATAATTAGTTTATACATGGAAATCTCAAAGCTAAAGGAGGCAATATGCTAAATTACAAAGCTGCGATACAAGCTGTTGATTATATAGTAAAAAAAGCATCTCCCGATAGCTTATTAGATAAGCTCACGATTTTGAAATTACTGTTTTTTGCAGAAAGGTATAGCCTAAGGAAGTATTTCCAATCAATCACCAATGATCAATTTTGTGCTATGAGATGTGGTCCAGTGGCTAGTGCAACTTATGATATTATTAGCTTCAAAGATACTGTCCCTATTGAGCAAAAGGACTACGCCAAAGATATAATAAGCAAAATTCCACCATATTTTGTAAAATCAAATGGCTCACTCTTAATAAGAGACGACTATGATGAGCTGAGTGACACGGATATTGAAGCGTTAGATTTCTCAATAGAACAATTCGGTCAGTATAGCTCAAGCAAGTTAATAGATATAACCCACAAATATAAAGAGTGGAATAGATTCGAGAAAAAACTAAGAGAGAGCGATACAAGCTTTAAAATGGAAATAGATGACTTTTTTGAAAAAACGAACGATAAGACATTAGAATATTCTATAATCCCTGATGAACGCGTAAAAATAAGCCAAGAATTTTATAAAGAAGCTATATTTGATAGATAAAGATAGGCTTATAAAAGCGTTAGACGATCCGTTGAAATTTGTTTTATATTTCGAGGAAAGTGGCTTTGATAAACCTCATTATTATATAATTTTGCCTACTCGAGATAAAAATGAAATTATAATACTATCTATGATAACATCACAGATAGATAAGAAATTAAAAGTCTATAAAAATGATAAAGTAGCACTAGAATCCTTGCTTTATGTAGATGGGAAAATCTTAGACTTTTTAATCAAAGAATCTTTAATTGATTGCAATGCTCCGTTTAAAACAAATATTGATGAAATTTTAAAAAAAGACAAACTAAGCTTAAAAAAAGCAAATATCCCATTATCTCTTGTAAAAGATATAGCTAAAAAGATCAATAATTCAAAGGCGCCTAGATTGACCCTAAAGAAAAGTATAGATTTATCAAAATTATCAGACCAATAAAACCTACTCCGCCGTGGGAGTGGAGAAAACGTTAAAACTTGCTATTAGGGAATAGCCAGCTTAATCCCCATTTGCCAAAAAAAAGATATTGTAAGACCAAAAGAGCAAATAAGAAGCCATACCCAATGCAGCAAATGACAAGATAAATACCAAAATGCTCATAAACAAAATTCTCTATCCTTTTACCATGCCACCAATCCATTTTTTGCAAAAATACCTCTACATCGTCAGCACTCTTAAGCTCAAGTTTTACGGTTTTTAAAATCTTTTTACCCTCTTCTGTTACCTTTATAAAGCCATTTGCATATGCTATATTTTTTATTTCTTGCGGATAGTCTCTCCTATACACAAAAAACAAATTATTTACAAAATCTTCATCAGGGCAATAGTATTCAAACAAACACTTTCTGGCTTCAAAGTCTAAATTAATATATTGCTTGTCATATTTTTTTAAAATAAAGCGCCCTATATTAGTTTCAAAAACTTTGTCATCCCCTTCATTTTGCAATTTATATTTTTCTACCCAATGAGTATGGTAGCCGCTTATAAAAGCACTATCTACCATTACCCCAGCTACTGATATTTTACCTATTAAAAAAGCTCCCCCAATAAAAATAAATAAAATTTTAAAAAATCTCGTGCTTATTGTGTTTTTTGCTTCTTCTGGTGAGTTCTCGCTTACTAACCAATTAAAAAGAAATTTGTCTGCCCAATAATAGGCATTTAGCCCAATAAAAAACAATACTGCCAATTTTAGATCTATAAAAAAGAGATATATCGAGAAACAAAAGGTACAAAGAAAAAAAACTGCTTCAAAAAGAAAGTGTCCAAAAATTAAAAAACGAAAAACACCCATTACAACTCCTTCAAAATAATCAAAAGATTATATCACGAACACCATTTTATTACAGCATCTATTTTGACACATAATGTATCGTTTTTAAGGAAACAATAAGGACACGTATTGTATCATTCTCTCATCGAAACAAAAAGTAGATAGGCTTCAAAGCAAAGCTTGACAGAGTGAGCCTCCTGCGAGTTGCAGGTCAATCACGTTTCAATCTGAAGCGTCAGTGATAGGGCGAAAATCTATCACTCAGCACCAGCCCTGATTTAGGATAGTTTTTCACAGGGTTATTAATAAAACGAAAAACACTACTTTTTCTAATAAAAGCCTTGCTTGCTTGGAGTAGGCGAAAGCCCACTAAATATTTTTCATATACAAATTTTCCTTTAAGTATAAATTGATTTTTAACATCCAGCTGGCGGTGGCGAGCAAGGTTTCTATTAGAAAAAGGAGCTAGAGATGAAAAAGCTAATTAAATTTTTTAGAGTGCTTTTTAGCAACGGCGGCGAGATCAAGAATATCGCCTTTTTAAACATCAAAAGGAGTTAAAAATGAGCTTAAGTCATGACTTAGCGTGTGCTGAAAGCGACGTAAAAAATATAAATTTCGAGCAAGAATACGACGAACTAATAAGTGATATTAAAACTGTATATAACCGCCATTACGACACGTTTAAAAATGCCCTTGGCGAAAACAGCGGCGAAATAGTTGATCTTTTAATCGAGCATTGCAAAAAAAATTTTTTCGCCTACGCCGCACTTGTCTATGTGCTATGCGTTGAGGCTGAAATGAGCAACGAGGCGGTCTTAAGCTATACAACGACCTACAAACAAACACTTAAAAAACTACGAGAGGAGGCTGAAAGAGATGCGATACTCCACACTAAAGAGGCTTGTTGAGTTCTACGGCAAGCCAAATATGACGGTAGGTGAGTTTTTAGAGATTGTTAAAAAATTGAGAAATTTTTAACATAAATAATAAATGCGTTAAAAAGGATAACAATGCTAACAAATAAACAATACCACGCACGCCCTGAAATATCAAAGAGTGACCTCGACCTACTTGCACGTAGCCCTTTGCACTTAAAAATGAAAAATGAGCTTAAAAGTGAGCCTACAAAGGCTTTGCTTCTAGGCTCTGCGGTGCATAAGCTAGTGTTAGAGCCAAAAGATTTTTCAAATGAGTTTAGTGTAGAGCCTGATGTTGATAAACGCACCAAAGAGGGAAAAGCAATTTATAGCGACTTCTTAGAAAATTTAGGCGATAAAACCTCGCTTGATATTGATACTTTTGGCTCAGCCGTAGAGATAGCAAACGCTGTTAATTCTATGCGTGAAACAGCTCTTTTTTTAAAAGACGGATTAGCCGAACAAAGCTATTTTAGCGAGATAGAGGGCGTTGCAGTCAAATGTCGCCCTGATTTTTATAATGAGAAAATGGGTGCAGTGATCGATCTAAAAACAACTTCTGACGCTTCAGCTAGTGGCTTTGCTAGATCGGTAGCTAGTTTTAATTACCACATACAAGCAGCGTTTTACAGCGATATTTTAAGGAGCTTAGGCAAAGAGGTCAATTATTTCTTGTTTATCGCCGTTGAAACAAAAGCCCCCTATTTTGTAGGCTTTTATGAGCTTGATACTGCAGCGATAGAGCAAGGGCGTAAAACATATCTTGAATTACTAGAGCTTTACAAATATTGCCGTGAGCGTGACGAGTGGTGGGGCTATGCAAAAAAAGATGGCGACAAGATAGAGGCGGTGCAAACTTTGAGCTTGCCACCGTGGAAATTTTACGAGTGAGGATAAAAATGCTTGGTTTTATAGACGACATTATAGACAATGCCGTAGAGGGCATGGAAGATTTGTGCGATGGCAATGGTGTTGAGGGCGTCAAAAAGCTCACAAAAGCTACGGTAGCTGGTAGCATGGCAATAGCTGGTGTAGATCTTGCCTTAGACGCCATAGATTACATAAAAGATGAAATTTTAGATAAAGGAGACGATGATGAGTAACGCAGTAACAACGCTAAACGCCCCACAAGAGTGGCTAAGCACAGATAGCATAAATTTGAAAGGATAGATGATGAAAAACAAACAAGCCAATATCGTTAGCATACGCCTAGACGACGAAACGCTGCAAAAATTAAAAGATGACGCACAAAAAGAGTATCGCCCTTTAGCTATGCATATAAGAAAAATTTTAATGGATTATTTAAAATCTAAAAAACAATCTCGTTGCCCGGATATTTAATATCGTGCTCCAACTCGTTTTCTTTTTCGTAGCGCCTTATAAAATCCTCTATTATTTTGCGGATTTGTAAAGCTACGGGGCGATACTCTAAATCGCAAATATAAGCTAGCTTCTCTTTTGTTAGCGGATCAAGCCTAATGGATATTATTTCGGTTTTATTTTGGCTTTGCTCTTGCACCGCCTCTGTTTCCGCATTGCCCCTTTCTTTTTTACTTTGCCTTAACAGATCAATGTCTAGTTTTATCTCTTTTTTATCGGACATTATGTACCCCTTTGTACTTTTTTAGCAGTATATCAAAAATAAAAGCTATTTTGAAGCATACAAAAGAATACTTGACAATACATTATAAAAATAGTATTATTCGGCTATGTATTTCAAAAGAATACAAACAAATACTTAAGGGGACACAATGCAACAAACTAAACAGAAATTCGTCCAGTATCTGGAGCACTACAAAATAGAGCCGACCGATACTGACGAGGAAGTGAGCTACAAGGTGCTTGACTGCGCCTATGATTTATTCTGCGCTTTAGAAGCGTTAGCAAAAAATCATAATGCTATGAGAGCCAAAATTTTAAACATACTTCAGCCAAAAGAAAAGGATAAATGATGGAAAATCTAATCATCAACGACCAAGAGATCAAGTTGGAAGTAGCCGACGGTCAAATCTGGACTACTTCTCTACAAATTGCAGAAGTCTTTGAAAAAAGACACGACAATATTTTAGCAAAAATCGACGAACTTCCGCAAGACGATTTCCGTGCCCTTAATTTTAAGGAGACGGAGAGAAAGGCTAAATTTGGGGCTGTAGAGAGAAGCGAAAGATATTATTTAATCTCAAAAGATGGATTTACTTTGCTCGCTATGAGTTTTAATGGCGAGAGATTTTACAAATTTAAGACCGCTTACATAAATGCTTTTAATGTTATGCAGGCCGAGCTAAGCAAACGCTACGCCGTTCCTAGAAGCTTTACCGAAGCTTTACAGCTCGCACTAGATCAAGCCAAGCAGATTGAAGCGTTAGAAGTGCAACGCCTTGCCGATATGCCAAAACTGATTTTTGCTGAAGCCGTAGAAGCTAGTGCCACAAGTGCATTGATAGGCGACTTCGTAAAAACGCTTTGTGATAGTGAAATAAGGGTGGGTCGCAATAGGGTCTTTAAGTGGCTAAGAGATGAAAAATACTTAATGATCGACAACTTGCCTTATCAAAAATGGGTAGAGGCTGGATATTTTGAAGTGATTCCACAAATTATAGTAACGCCAAAAGGCAATAAAGAAAGATTTACAACAAGAATAACAGCCAAAGGACAAGTCGCACTAAGTGTAAAAATAATTAATGCTTTCAAGATAGCAGCATAAAGGATAGACAAATGAACCAACTACAACAAACTAAACCGCAAGCAGAGCAGATAGCAAAAAGTAACTGGCTAAGCCAAGACGAGAAAAAAATTATAAAGGCTCAGTTTTTCCCGCCAAACGCTACCGATATGGATATGATTTATTGTATGAAAGTCGCCGAGACTTTTAATTTAAATCCCATCTTAAAGCAAATTTATTTCGTCGAGCGCGTCACCAATATAAACGGGCAAAGAATATCCAAAATAGAGCCGCTAGCCGGGCGCGACAGCTTTTTAACCCTAGCGCATAGAAGCGGTAAATTTGCGGGTATCGAAAGCGAGTGCGGCATAAAGCAAAAAGCCGTTTTGCAAGACGGCGAATGGATGAATAAAAATGAACTGGTTGCGACGGCGCGAGTGTATCGCACGGATAACGAGCGTCCGTTTTGCGCCGAGGTAAGTTATGGCGAATACGTCCAAAGGACGGGGAAAGGCGAGATAACGAAATTTTGGCGCGAGAAACCCGAAACGATGTTAAAAAAAGTCGCCGAAAGCCAAGCCTTACGAAAGGCTTTTGACATTTCGGGGCTTTACTCTGTCGATGAAGTCAGCGAAAACGAGGACAAAGACGATAAGTGGCCGCAAAAACTGCAAACGCCTAAAACTCAAAATTTAAACGAGCTTTTAAGCAGCTCGGAAAAACTAAACAGCTCAGTTGGTGCAAAAAATTCACAAACTGAATACATCGAAGCTGCGCCGCTTGAAGTTGAAATCGCAACTGTAAAAGAAAATTTGACAGTTGAGCCAATGCCTCACGACCTACTACAAAGCGAGCTAGTAAGACGAGGTGCTAGCGAAACAGAGGCTGAAAAATTAGTTGAGAGATTAAGCATTGATGAGGCGACTGCTTATCTAAACGATCCAAGCAGTATTGACGCGCTAATGGAAAATTTAAGGGGCTGATATGTTTAACAGAATAGTTTTAGTCGGGCATTTGACGCGCGATATTGATTTGCGCTACACACAAGGCGGCGCGGCGATAGGTAGCTCTGGTATAGCCGTAACGCGCAAATACACGCTAAACGGCGAGAAGCGCGAGGAGACGTGTTTTATCGACATAACGTTTTTCGGAAAACAAGCGGAAGTAAGTAACCAATACCTGCAAAAGGGAAGTAAGCTTTTAGTCGAGGGTCGATTAAAATTCGACCAATGGCAGGATAGCAACGGGCAAAACAGAAGTAAGCATAGTGTCGCTGTGGAAGTAATGGAAATGCTAGGCGACGCAAAACAAAACAATCAAGGCTATCAGCAGGGTGGCTATTCGCACTCGCAGCAAGTAGCGCCTAAGAAACCGCAGCATCAAAAACCGCCTGAAAGTTACGATGTGCCTGAAGTAGATATTGACGCCGGCAAATACGACAACGACGAAAATATACCGTTTTAAGGACTACGATGGAAACTTTTAAAATTTATGTTTGTAACCCTTACTCGGCATTTGGGAATGATAAGAAAAAGGCAAGAGAGGTGGCGATCAAGGCACTAGCAGAAGCCAATGAGTATTTTAACGGAGATGAGCGATATGAGCTATTTAGTCCGGTGCTAAACAACTCAGCTTATAGAAATTTAAGCTATGACGAAGCCATGAAAATTTGCCTAAAACAACTTGATAGTTGTGGCGCAATATTTGTACCTAGTGAAAAAACTTGTGATCCAGACATCACTCAAAGCTCAAAAGGTATTTTGATGGAGATGAATCACGCTTTGATAAACGGCTATGAGATTTACGACCCGGGCGCGCTGTTTGGGGCGATCGAGATATAGGATTAAATGATGACAACGGCCGAGCTAAAAGACGCAGCCATTTTCGTGATGGCTTACTCATTTTTAAAGATGGATAGCTCAGAAGAACTGGGGCTTTTCATCAACAAAAAGGCGAGCAAATTTATAACAGATTTGATCGATGTAATGACGCCCATTGTTAAGCACTATTATGAATTTCAAAAACGCATAGACCTGCAAATAGCAGCACTAGATAACAAGGCTAGGGTTTGCAAAAATGATTTTAGCACGACAGCACCACAATTAGCTTGCGATCTGCTTTATTTGAGGTTAGCACCACACGAGCGCAAAGGGCAAAGACTAGCGCCGATACTAGCCGATTTTTATGCGGCAAATAAAGAAAAAATAGCATATATCTCAAATAAAAGTTGCGATACAAAATACCGCAAAGAGGCAGAGGATAGCCAAACGCTGGCTTATTTTTATATTGAGAATATTTGAAAGGATAATATGTTTTGGCAAAAAACAGACAAAGAAAAACTAATGGAGCTTTTAGAGTGGTTTTTGAGCCACAATTGGGAAGTTGAAAAAGACGACTACAAAAATCTGCAACGTCTCAATAAATTACTTTTAAAATTTGACATACCGCCAACTTGGATAAATTTTTCGCTTTACGATTACTTTTCCCTCAAACAAGACGAGCGAGAAAGGCTACTTGAAGCATACAAAAAATTAAAGGATAGTAAATGAGAGAGATCATTTGAAAGGATAAACAATGAAAAAGATAACACTAAAAGAAAAGATTGAGCTTATCACGGCTTATGCGGAGGGTAAGACCGTGGATGTCTACGATACCATTTTTCAACGCTGGTTTGCAAAAGGCACGGATACTTGGGATTTTGATAGAGAGGAATATAGAATAAGACCCAACTCTGCACCTAAGTTTAAAGTGGGAGACAAATTAGTCTATAAATCAGATGAAGGCTATGAAGGCATAGAAGTATATGAGGTCACTGAAGCAACACAAGAGTATTACAGGTTAGATGATAGGGTAAATAAAACTCCTGAATATGTAGAGAAAGAGTTTATCAATGAACGAGATGCCTTGTGGTGTTTCATTATTTATGATTATGTCTCTAAAAGATACTCTATATGCCTATTTAGAAAGACTATACCTGAAATGGATAAAGAGTATATAGGTCATCACGATACCCTTAGCTGGAAGCCTATATATTCTCTTGGATTTAAACTAAAGGAAAGCTAATGAGAAGTATTAAATTTAGAGCGTGGGATAACGATGAGAAAAAGATGTTTTATGACATATATTGCCGAGGGGTATATATTTTGGAGAATATTGCACGTGTTAGTCTTGTTACTGGCAATAATAGTAGCAACATTGGTTATTAAAACATATATTAGAATAATTATTAAGGATAATCAATGAGTAGCCCAGAAAAAGAAAAACACCTAGCAGCCCTTGCAAGCCTAGAGGCGTTTTGCGAGGCACACAATGAAAAATCTAAATTAGTTGAGCAAATACAAGGTTTGCTCTTTAAATGCGACGTCCGTTTTTTACGGCACGCTCTGCGAGATTTAAAAAATTATATAAAGGAGAAAAAATGAGCGATAAATTTATTACTCGTGATGAAGCCTTGAAAGAGTTAGGGCTGACATCGCCTATCAGTTTAAGGCGATTAGTGCTAGCAGGCAAGATCACAGCAAGCAAGATCAACTCTAAGATAATTTATTATTCTCAAAACTCTATTTCTGCCTATAAATCAGGCAAAGCCGCCCAAACTATCTAAATAATCGCTCCACCATTGCATAAGCCTAGCCCTAGCTTTTAGGTTCTTGGCGTGGTTGTATGCATCTTTAACTTTATTGCTCTCAACGTGAGCGAGGCAAAGCTCGATAACATCACTATTGCAGCCGTGTTTATCTATGTTTTCATTAGCGATTGTGCTAAAAGTAGCTCTAAAGCCGTGTGGGGTTACCATTTCATTATTAAAACCTAGGCTTCTAAGCATTGAGCGGATAGTATTATCACTAATAGGGCGTATATTTGATTTTACGGACGGAAAAATTAACTCACTTTTTAATGGCAGGCGCTCACGATATGTTTTTAACAAGGTAATCACACTTTGAGATAAAAATACATCGTGGGGCTTTGCCGTTTTCATCTCGCTTGCTGGGATATGCCAAACACAATTTTCAAAATCTATCTGCGACCATTTGGCATTTCTGGCATTTTGCCCTCTTACTGCGGTATATAGTTGAAATATCGCACACACTTTTACCCTTAAATCCCCAAAATATTCTTTTATTGCCATTAATACGGCTCTTATTTCATCATCATTTTTTAAGTATGCAAAATGTTTAACTTCTTGCTTGCCTATTAACGCACTTTTATCAATATCCGAGATAATGTTATGCTCTACATATTCGTGCAAAAGAGCAAATTTATAAAAGCTATTTAGTGTACCTAGTGTTTTTCGTATCGTTTCTTGCTTATCATCGCCAAGAAGTGGTGCAAGTGCGTTTATAATATCTTTCCTGCTAATATCTTTTATGTTTATCTCACCAAATTTAGGCAAAAATAACGTTTCAAAACGCCTTTTTATCCAAAATTGCTGCTTCTCGCTCAACTTAGTTTTTGTCCTATACCACGCTTCAAATACTGCCCTAAATTTTGTTTTTTCTGCTGTTTGTACTAAGCTTTCGCCTTGACTTAGTTTTGATCTTAGCTCGCTTCTTTTATCTCTTGCCTCGCTTAGGCTCATTTCATCATATTTGCCAAGGGTTAAGCGGTGTCGCTTGCCGTTTTCTCTAAACTCGTACATAAAAAACTTTGTGCCATTTGGCATTATTCTAACTAGTAGGTTATCGCCGTCGCTGACAAAATATGGCTTCTCTTTGGCTTTTAGATTTTTAAACTGCGTGATCGTTAACTGGCGTGAAAGCTTAGGCATTTTAGCTGTCCTTTTGGCTGACTATTGTTATATTTTTAGCTACTTTTTTGGATGTGATCAGCTAAAAGTCAGCTAAAAAGTTGTGATAATAATAGTTTGCCATTGTTTATAATTGTTTGTAATTTTATGTATAAAGGCTTTAAAATAACGTTAAAATCGTGACTCAATGTTTGCAAAAGTTGATAAAAGTTTGGGATTGTTTATAAGTAGTGGCGGACAGAGAGGGGTTTGAACCCTCGAGCCCCGATTAAGAGCTGCACCCTTAGCA